ACTTGCTTAGGTACAGCAATGAAAAGCTGACTTTCGCTCGGGACAAACTTAACTTCCCATCCGTACAGATTCCGAGAAGCGAACATCTGTGGTGCGATTAGCGGGGAGATCTTGGCAGACACGTACAAATCATCCTTACCAACTTCAGCACCGCCCCCCATGAGACGACTCAGTGGTATCAGTCCGTAGGTAGACAGAAGGTATAGCTCGCCACCGAACGATCCCGCAATCCGACGATACGCGGGCGGCGGGCCAATGTACCATGTCCCCTGCTGAACAAACGCTCCGGCGGTTGCTGGGTCATCCCCCTTGTAGACAATAACATCTCCACCGCTGGATACCGCAATCAGGTAATCATCAACACCGATGCCGCCGTCAACAGTCCAACTGTAGATGCCGACTAGAGAACCTCCATAGCGGAATTTATTTCCGAATGAAAACTTAGTCGCTGCGCCGTATATAGATCCGACTGGCATGTACCACGCATCGGCAGTGTTCTTCTCAACATACCACGCACGGCTCTTGTGGATAGCCACCCCGACGATATTAACCGGGTCAACACCGGATATCTGAGTAGCTCCCGCGCCTAGCGTCGTCTTACTCCAGGCTCCTCCGGCTCCAGAATAGACGTAGTGCCCATTCGTTTCGTCAGTGTAGATGGCGAAGCTGCCCGCAATGGTCGTGTAATTAACCCATCCGCCGAAGCCCGACGTAGTATCGCTCGTAGGGAACGCAATGGCTGCGGCTGGTGCAGCTACGGAAGTCGTGATGTTGTAAATTCCACCGCTAGCAGCGCAGAATAAGCGATTCTGGGCAACGACAGCAGCCGAAAATGGGATGATAGTGCGTACTCCTCCACTTCCGACCGACGTCGCCCAGTTCGTATACCCCGTGCGAACGCGAGCACCATACGGCGCTTGTACCAGATTGATCTGAATTAGGGATTGCCGCGGATCCATGCCCGCGATTGGATCAACGGCATTGAGCCCGAGAGGGGCTGGCATTGAGTACGATTCGGTTTTCTGCGGGGATGGATGCAGAAACGGAGACTGGGGAGAATTGAGAAGCATATTCTACCCGTATAGTGTCTCAGGAATATTCCTCCAGCCTAGGTAGGGGTAGTTACGATTCCGCGATACACTCAGAACATCCGCTGCACGATCTTTCGGAGCCCAGATGCCCCAGACGTTAGCGAATTGAGCAGACGCAGCAGTCGTATCAAACCCCTTTGCCTCCAGAAAACGAAGTTTCAAAAACTTAGACATTAAAATTGGCGGAAACCGCACAATATCGGCCGACTGGGTCGCCTTGTTCTTGTACGTGCCGGGGGCCGAACCACTTTCAACCCATCCATCACTCACATAGCGGAAGTTTATGATGCTTCCGGCCGGGGGCGGAATGGGGAGAAGGCATAGCTTTCCCGCTGACTGTTGGAACGACACGAATATCGTACTTTGTCCGAGGTTCGTGTTTAGGATGAACGTCCAGTCTGCCTGTGAAAGCGGACCGCCCAGAGGTAAGCGATTCGTAGGATTCCATCCCGTTTGGTCAATCATCCAGCCAAAATCTGACGGCAGATCAAGTTCTCCGCTGTTGTCAGCGGGAAGAACAATCGTGTGCGTGTACGTGCGAATGAAAGTGTTCCACTCCTTCGCTCCGTTCATTTCGCGTCCGCAGCTTGTCAGTAACGTAACCAGCTGCGTAAAAGCCGGATCGGTAGATGTATACGGGTCTGCGACCGCAGTAATTCCACACTCGCTCGCCGCAGTGTTGATTATGTCCTTTGCGGTCTCAAATTGCACAGATCACGCAGCCGACTTTTCAAGCGCCGCGATCCGCAGATTCTGCTCCTTCAAAGCAGCCAGCAAGCTCGCGATCTCGTTGTCCTTCTTCTCCACCTCAGTGCGAAGTGCGAGAAGCGGGGCAGATTCCTTCGCTGCTGCAATGAAGTCCCGCGCGCGCTGGCGCATGGCGTTGATGCCCATGAACTTCTGCGCATTCGAATCTGCGATATCGGCAAGCTGCTCTAGGCTGCGCACGTGAAAATACGCCAATTCCTCGATCTGCGCCTTCGAAAGCCAGCCGACCGCAGTCAGTGGCGTTCCCACGATCTTTTCAGTGGTTCCGTTCTTGAAGGCAGCATACGCCTGTGGAAATCGTGCCTTGTCGGCTTCCCAAACCGGGCGAGTGGGGATATTGTTCTTATCCCCGGGTACCATGATTTGGATGTATTCCCGTTCTTTGAAGATCGGGCGACCCTCAGCAGCGCTGGCTTCAGCGTCGGGGTGTGGATGCATGAAGAATCGCACGAGAATTCTCTCCTGCGATTCTGATTTCTGACCCATCGACGCCATCGCCATGTCGGTCATCGCAAAGTCTGCCTGTTCCATTACTCTTCTCCGTCAGTTTTGATTATGCCTGATTCAGATTTGCGCCAGCCAGCGTGCTGAGCTGAAGCGCGTTCTGTGCCAAGTCAGGTCGCAAGGCAAGAACGGTAAGTAGTGCACCGAGAGACTGAGCCTCTGCGGTCGTCGTGCCTCCGGCAGCCGCAGTAGCGACGGCAGCAGCATTCGTAGTGATGCGAGTTGCGAGTACACTCAAATTGACCATAAGTCCTCCGAGAGAAGCCCGCCCCTTCGTCGGGGCGGGCCGAGCCGTCAGCTCTTAGGTGATGGCACCCTGCGCCAATGCACGGTCCAACTGAGCGACGTTGTAGAAAATCGTCGCATTGTTGTACGTGATCGTCACGTTGCCCGAGATCGCTGCACTGTTCGCCACCGAAGCCAGGACGTAAGTTCCCAGCGGATCGATGAAGGTCACAATAGCAGCCGCGCCAACGCCAGTACCCGACAAGTAGCCGCCAACGAAGAACCCTTGCGTCGAGGCAAGGTTGATTCGGGTGTCAGCAGCCAAGCCCTGTCCGGCGGACACGACAGTCTGAGAAGCAGGCGTCACAACTCGAGAGTTGAGAATCTGCTTACCCGCGCTGTTCGCGCCAACCTGTCCTGCGGCTGTGATGCCGTAGGTAGTATCAGCCGCGACGGACGCCGTTCCGTTGATCGGAGTAAGTCCCGAATCCATGAACCAGCCGTACTGTCCGGCCGCCAGCGCCACGTTGCCCTGATATACGAAGACGCCACGACCAAGGTTTGCCGTATTCGGGCATTCCGTCATGTTCATTGTGAACACTTTGTTCGTGACATCCCACACAGGAGTGAATACACACAGACCATACAGACGAATCGCACCGTTTGCGCGAGCGAAGATGAACTCGCCAGGACCCCACACCGGATCTTCGGCCGCAGCCATGAATCCAGGGGAGATGGAGAGCGCAGCCAAGTTCGCGGGGGTCGCAACAACCTGCTCGATCTGAGGATATCCAGCGTAAGAAGAATCGAATCGGTAAGTCATTTTCCATTCTCCTTTAGTTGTTATCCAAACGACCCTGGAACTGGCTACCCGACATCGTCAGGTTACCAGCAAATGCCAGAATCTGGACCTCGGCGTCCTGGTTAATCGCGTATCGCTTATTCGGCGACAGCGGGACCATGTTACGCTGAGCGTGAGGGCGGAAGAAGATGTACTTCGTGTTCAGCATGAACAGAGTACCGTTCGGGCAGGCACCGCCGATGCCACCGTCCAGTACGAAGTCAGCATCCATGAACTTGAGGGTCGGGAAGCCGAGGGCCCCCGTCTCAGTTCCAGTGAACCGCTGCTGCGCCTGTAGTGAAGCCAGATACAGCGACCACATGCTGTTATCCGCCAAAATCAAATTCGGACGATCAGCACCGCGAACGCACTGCGCCCACAGACCGTTCATTGAACCCTGGATCGTTGCGGAAGTCAATGCGCTGGTATCCACTACACGTGAGCGCCAGAATGCCCACGTTGCCCGGTCGATGGAACCGTAAGTTCCGGTGGTCGGGTTCAGCGGGACTGCGGCGTTCAGACCGACCAACTGCTTACCACTGAATCCAGTGCCGTCACTATACAGCGCAACAGAGATCAGATTGGCCAGAGTCGATTCTGCGACACCCAGACGGCTGTCCATCAGATCGATCATCTGCTCTTTCCCGGCGTTCTGGAGCATTTCCAGTCCGGAAATCACAACAGGTACTGCCGCCTGTTTAATTGAGTACTGTGCCGCGCTGATTACGTCAGAGGCTGCGACCGGCAGAAGGTCATAGCCCGAATACCATCCGGCGTTTGCATTCTCAGCATAGCTGAGTTCCTGCAGAATGTCGGAACCGCCAGAGAACGTCTTTACGTTCCCGCCCTGATTCAATTTCATCAGGATAGCGTTGTTCTTCGTGACGTTATCAGCGATCTTCTTACTGCGCGACTGGATAGTCGTAGCAAGGACGTCGCTAATATTCGGAAAAGCCATTTGTCACTCCAAAAGATGTTGAGGGGGTTACTCTCTACCGCTTTGGGAGCCTTCCGAAGATTAGGTTCCTAGCACTGAGCGCGGAGGCGATTGTATACCCCCTCCCGCGCCATATGCAAGCACTATTTTAACGACCCTGCTGCTGCTCCCACGCAGCTTCAATATCGCTCGTGCGGGACTGATTCTCAACGGCAGGGGCTGCGTTGACAATTGGTGATCCGCGAACGCTTGA